GCAAGGACATAATATTTCATTATATTGTTCTTCCGTTATTTCTAGTGAGTTAATACCTATAAAAGGCAATTCTGTACAAGCTTTAAAAATTCCATAATTATCTTTTATTTGTAACACATACTTCATATACTCTAGTCCTCCACATATACTTTAATTGTTCCATTTGTTATAGCAAGACTGCAATTTGTGTTAAGATAAACTACAAAATTTAATGGTTCAAGATTAATATCATATTTTGTAGTTACGTTATTAGCACTCATGTATCTATCTCGTTTAGTTACAATATTGTTATCATTAGAAAACAATAAATGCATTAATTCATACTCTTCTGAGCATTTAACTTCATTAGTAACTATTCTACCTGACGCTGTAGCATTATTTGCTGCAAAATCTATTAAGCTAACACCGTTTGTATTTTGAACCTTTATACTACCACCGTTTGATGTGTTTGTACTATTTCTTGCATCAAATGTAAAAGTGCCCTCCATTATTATTCTGATTTTGCTATACTTAATATTGCCAAGCGCAGGCATTATTTCAATAGGAAACGCATTAGTTGAAATTATACTAGGTAATGTTATTGTATTTATTAATCTATAATTTCTATTCAATGTGTTAATGTTATTTATTTCAGATGTAATTCTATCATTCAACACTTTACCTTGATAAGCTGACAATGCAAGTCCATTGATATGACTACTTTGTGTTAAGCCATTAACTAGAGCACAATGTCCATATAACTCTGTAGTTCCCAAGCCATAAGCAGAATTTGCTACTGCATGATTATTTGGTGCTTTTGTGCTATCCGAAGCATGAGTATGTGTTGATACTTCCCCTGTTAGTTTAGCTTCAATTTCAGCTTTAGTTATGTCTGAATTTTTTTGAGCTGTTGATGGAGCATGAGCTGACTGACTATGGTCATAAGCCACTTTCCCTCTATCACCTGGATATGCTGTAGAAGATGTTTCTCCCAAAGATAACCCCGCAGGTATATTATTTACAGTTGCTATTTCATTACCATTAATTGTAGGTGTACCAGTAAATTGAGGACTTTCTTTGTCCGCTTTTTGTTCCATTTCCTGACTTACATCTTTTGCAAAGTTATCAACCTTATCCCAGTTATTATTTAATGCTGTCTCTATGTTAAAGGTTTTTGAACTATCTGCAATGGAATCGTATTTAAATAGTTTTAAAAAATCACTTTCATTGCTAAATGTATTATTTAAAGCATAATTGCTGATTTTTAGTTCTTTTGGTGCATTAATATTTTCATTGATATCAATTTGATTTAAATTGTAATCATTATCTTTCAAATTAAATTCTACATTTTCATGTTCATTTAAAATTGACTTATCATTAATATTATTATTTTCTGACAATGAATTACGTTTAAATAAATTAAAAAAATTTGATAATTTACCCATTTTATTCTCCTTCTAAGATAGATTTAGATAAAAAAGAGATTTTAAATTATAAAATATAACTAATTTAAAATCTCATATACTAATAAACTCACTATCTCATTAATAAACTATTTATCAAATACTCATATATTTATAACACATCTGTCAATTCATGTATAAGTATTTGAGCCACTACTTTATTTTTTAATTTGTCAGTAATATGTTTATAAAGTAGACTAACTATTTAATATGTCTTGTACTTCATCTTTCCATCTTTCGGGCACTTGCTCTATTTTCCATAATCCTTGTTTGATTAAATTTGCGTATATTTTAGCCATTATACTGTACCTCCTAACATTGCACCTATCTCAGCTAGAGCTAGATGTGTTTCTAATAATTGTTGTTCTAAAGTTGATTTTCTAGCTATTTTAACTTCAATGACATTATTTATTATATCTTTTGTTATGCTGCAAGGAAGATTGTATCTCTCGTGTATTCCTTGAGTCACCCAAACAAGACCTTTTTGTCCAGTTTCTTGATTAATGATTTGTTCCTTTTGACCCAGTATAGTAATACTATCAAGAACAGTAGTGTCAGCAAATAATATTGTATTTAAGTTATCTACTGTATTATTAAGTATTTTAATTACTAAGGTTTCTCGTCTGTCATTTTCTCCAACTGTTTCCGTATATCCAAATATGCTTTGAATATCTGTTATTTCTATGTTGTTTTTTAGTTTTATTTTTTGCATAATTTCCTCCTTATTTAATTACTAAATTTGTAAATGTTGCTGAACGACCACTTGAAACTGACGCACTATAGTCGATTATTTGAAATGAACTTATATCTGTAAGAACTGCTGAACCTATCAAGGTATTATCTTTATAAAGATAAAATGTATTACCTATCAGCTCTATTTTTATGTGTCCTAAATAACTTGAACCTCCTAAATGTATAGACCTCCATACGCCACCTGTAAAAGATGAATAACCAAACAATGTTGTTTGGTCATCTAATTCTATATTTTCTCCTTTCCCAGTTGCCCCATATTCTGAAGATAACGATAGATTTCCCGTACCATTACCTGCTAGTCCGAAGGATATACCAGCAAATACAGATGGTCTAGGTGGATGACTACCTAAATTAACACTAGCGTCAAATTCTATAGTTTTTGGAAATAGAGGTGTAGCAAATTGTCTTGCAACTCCATCAACAGGCACACTTGCTAATGTGAATAATGCATTTTGATATATCTGTTTATTTACTCTACCCTTACCTAAGTAGAGTTCTTTTTCTTTTTTATTTACTCCACTATTACCTAAATAAATCTCTTTTAATTCTCTATTAACACCACTCTTACCTAAAATTAATGGCATATTAGCACCTCCTAGCTGTGTACTCCATATAATACACCCTCGCCTACAAATGAACTAGGTGTTGTAGTACCACTTTGAACTAGCGGAGCATAGCTATGACTGTGTGAACTTGCTGCTGCACCAACTTCCGAATAATTATAGCTTGGCTTTGACGGTTGTTTAGCCCATGCGTACACATCACTCGCAGGCAAGCTTGTCGGCAATCCTGTTATCATATTCGCTGGATGTGTGCTTGGATGTGTATATACCGTATCAGTAAATTTTGCATTAACAGGTACATTGCTCTCAACCGTTTTATTATTTACTGTATCAGCATTACCCCCATTTGCCGGCATTGAAGTAGGAAAATCTGTTATACTTGCTTTTGTATGTGTATGTACTGTTGGCGCATAATTCATAGATGGCAATTGATTTGTTGGTACTTTTCCATCAACCAAGTCCGCTTTATCTTCCAACTGCTGACTAACATCTTTTGCGAAAATATCAACCTTATCCCAGTTGTCATTTAATGAGGTTTGAATATTAAAGGTATTTTGTGCGTCTATTGTTGGTTCGTATTTAAATAGTTTTAAAAAATTTGAAAATATACTCATTATTATCACTCCTTTTTAGAAAGCAAAATTTTCTATTGTTGTATTTTCTAATTCTGCAATTGTCATACTTTCAATGTTGGAAATTAGTAGGTATGCAAACTCATATATTACAGCTAGGTGTGCGGGTTTGATTTCATTTATCGCTGATTTTAAATCTGACAAATTAGGTGGAGTGCCTGTTCTGTCTATAAATTGTATTGTCAGCATGTTGTTTAACCCCTCAATAACGTCTACCGCTCCGTTGTCAAAGCTGTTAGCTACGTTTTTTATTAATGAATTTGTAACGGTTCCCATACCTCTCATTTTAGATTTTAGCCTAGACCTTCTATATTCATAGGATTTGGTTATATCTGTATCTATACCAAATCTTTTTTCCCAAAGGCTTAATCCCCATGTAGCTGTGTCTACAAATAATTGATTTATCAAATCATCCTTACATTGCTCTAATATTTTATATTGCCCCTCTATAGAATCCTGAATTGATACAACTTCATTGCTTTCATAATAATAGGAGGGTAACATTTTTATAAATTCTTTCATGTTAACCTCCTATGTTAGGCTTACTGTTCCAACAGCAGCTATTTCTGTATCTGCTATTTGAACATTTATAGTATCGCTGTTTACTTTTAAATTAGAATAGTCTATTACTCCAACTGTACTTAGAAGTATACTTCCTATTTTGGCATATGATACTTCTAGTCCGCTGAACGCTAAATCTTTAATATATTTATTTAATTGCTCAGTAAATTTTTGTGTAACAGTTTGTAAATTACTTGATGATGAAATATTTAGCTTAGCTGATATATCAATATTTTTGACGTTTGGAGCTTCAACTGTGACTATTGCGCCAACGGGTCTTACTGTTTCTATAAAGCTTGCTACAGCTGAAATAATAGAGCTGTTTGCAGGCATTTTATTGCTATCTATAACTAATACCTTTACAGTTCCAGCACCATTCCATGTTGGAAATACTCTAGAATCTCCAACGCCATCAATTGAATTTGCCCATATTTTGTAGTGAGCTTCATTTCCGCTTGTTGCTGGGTTTTGGATAAGATCAAAATATCTTTTTAATAGATTATCGTCCGTTTCAATGTCTGTACCTCCAGTAGCATCAACTATATTGGTTATACTAATTATACCGTTTATAGATATTGGAAGATTGACTATTAAACCTTGAGATATGTTGTATATACCACCTATATTTTCTGCTACAGCTTCAATATCAACAAAATTATTTTCTATTTTGCCTAATTTAATAGTCTTATATAATAGCCCATTAGCAGTTTGTACTAATGTTCCTTCTGGTATCTCTGTATTTTGGTTGCCTGTAAATCTTATTGTAGTTTTTGCTTTTGTGCCTTTTTTTCTTTCTATACCATAATCAGCTACACGTCTGTCTACAAACTCACCAACTATTTTATCAACTAATGTCAAATCTATTGTTTTATCAAGCTCAACAAACATATCTTTGAATTTTAATGCTATGGGACTTACCATATCATTTAGAAAAGAGCCTTCACTTTTGTTTAAGCTAAGATTTATATTATTTAATATCTCCTGCTTTATATTTTCATAGGATTTATTTTCATACAATTGCATTCACCTCCATATTTCCATATATTGTTTTAACCTCAAAGCTTACATTTATTTTGTCAGAATCAGAAAATATAGTTATATTTGATATACTATTTAAATAAGGATTGATTAATACAGCTTCATTTATATATCTTATCATTTTGCTTTTTATCATTTCTGGGTAATTGTTTATCCCTACAAGCCTTTCTAGTTCATTGCCATAATTCCAAGAATAAATAGGATATTTATATCTTTCTGTTTTTAGCGCTTTGTATATCCATACCTTCAGTGCATCATTTTTATAAACCTTTTTAAATTCTCCATCTATTATCAATGGAGTGTTGTTTTCATAATCCCAAGCTATTTCTTCAAATAATTTAAGTTCACTTGGTATTTGAGGTTTATCGACACCACTGTTTAAAAAAGGAAAAATACTACTCATATATACCTCCATTATACCGCTTTGCGGTATCATAATAACTAAAGTGAAGAGTGTTTTTTCTTCACTCTTTCACCACCTTATTGGCTACAACGAAGCTTTGTTTATCATTAGATACTAACACAAGTACACTATCCCCAATATATAGGCTTTGCTGTAGTCCATATGAAATTAAAAAATCACTTTTATCTATTTGTAATCCATTTACTTTAATCAACAAAGGCTCTCTTGAAATTACTTTGCCAATAAAAAAAGAAGTTGGATTATTATAACTTCCTTGTTCTCTCATTATTTGTATTATTTTTAAATATGGATTGTTGTTAGACATATAATCAACTCCTTAAGTTAAATTAATATTCACTTATTATCTCATTACCATGAATGATATATGTGTTGCCAGGTATATTCGTCGCACTATCCGTTATATTGTCCCTCCAATTGTATTCTAATTTGTATCCTGATTTATATTCACTTTTAGAACTAACAATTTCACCTATATCTTTTTCATCCATGATATTTTGAAAATTAAGAACAAGCTTATTTGTATAAATACCATTTTTCCAAGCATGAACGTCACTGTCTATATAGAACAGACCAAATAGTTTTGTTACTGGTTCTTTAACTATTACTGTGTTTCCAGTTATACACTCTGTATTTCCAAAGCTAGTTACAGACATTTTTCTTTCAACACTTTTTAGCATGGATTTAGCCTTTTCATTATATGTACCGGAATCATCAATTTTCAAATACGCCTGCATTAGACCATACAGCTCTATGTCCTTGTCATTTTTTATTGGGAA